AATCGACTTTCGACTTGACACTTGGGCTGGTGCAGTGGCGCCGTGCAAGCACTATTCGTCTTCGACGAGTCCAGTGCTATCAATAAATCTATCAAACAGCTCGTGCAAGCCTTCTCTCGAGGCTTTAATCTGTTCGGCGTTCCACACATAGGTGGTATCTGTAGCTGGTTGAATATCTTCAACCTTTTCTACCCACTGTTCTTGGGCATCGTCTCTAATAAATGATAGTCTAATACCAGGCATTGGTTGTTCCTTTAGTTAAAAAAAGAGGCAGGGTTTAGTCCCTGCCTCTCTAGCTTATTGCACCATCGCGATCAAGCGAGTGATGGCTTCTTTAGTAGCACCTTCAAAACCTGCCACGTCGAATCCAGTGGACTCAAGTTCGTTCAGAAGCTCTTTTTTAGTCGGCCCCTGATCGCGCTTTGTAGCAGTCTTTGGCTTGGCTACATATACACCCTCACGAACCAGCTTCGAACGAACCGAACGGACGCTCTTGTCAATGGAGGCCGCAATTGATTCCACATCGGTACCATTCTGGTACTGCTCAATGATGGTTGCGGTCAGTTCTGGGGTGTAGTTTACTTGTGCTGCCATGTTGCAGTCTCCTTCTCTCTGATTGTTATGTGTTATATTAACAGGCTTGAAAGGATTGAGCAAGTCAAAAGTGAACCTTTTTTTCGCTTTCTGCCACACTGTCTCAACCCTCTCTCTGTCTTGATGAACCCATTATAATCAATTGATGGGCAGAGATCAAGCGTAAAGTGACTTTTGACTGTAAAAAAATATTTCAGCATCCAAACTAACTTTTTACTTGACAATCGTCGAACTACTACTGGCGCTACGCGCCACACTCTCAATTTATTTGCACTAGTGCGACAATCTGCGTTGACTTTCTACTTGACAATCGCATATCCACTCTGGCGCAGGGCGAGACTGCCCTGGTCGCAACTTTAAGAATGGCCCGTAAGTTTGCTATTGACAGAGGCAAGCCCTTGTTTTTATTGCATTTTGTTGGTTTAATTGTAGCGTGCAAAGCATTGAAATCATTGACAAAATGGGGTTTGGCGCCGGGGCCCCGCTAACTCATTGAAATCATTGAATAAAACGGGAATTAAACTTTGGTCCGGCGCAACCCTTTGAAAAGGCTGACAAAAACCCCGATTAACATTCAGGGTCAAAGTCATGCCATTCCTGCGCCCAGTCAGGCTGGCCGTCATCGTAATGCTCGGGCGGAGTTGACCAGCGGCCAATCTCCTCGGGGCTGACGACCTCGCCCTCCCCGTATTCCTCGCATTCGACGCAAGCGGTGGCGGAGTCAAGGCCCACGGCCTCAACAATCGCCTCGCATTGGTCACAACCAAAAACAGGGAGCATGATGGAATTTTCAGACATTAGCAGTCTCCTTTGTTACCTCGAAAAGTTCCCAGATGTGGGATTGAAAATCGCGCGGTGATTTGACAACGTGCAGTTTTTTCTTGCGACGAAGAACGCGCATCAAAATCTGCGCCTCAATCCGCGTGTCGTCTGCCGCTGTGTGTGCCTCGATGAAATCAGGCATCTGCATCTCAAAACGGTAGACGTTTTGCGCGGTGGTAGACAGGAAGCGGCCCGAAGCAGTCAACGGTGCATCGTAGGCTTTGGGTGCGCTGTTAGCCCAGTTGCCCCAAATATCCAGCAGATCGACGGAGTGCGTCAGAAACCGCTTGCCTGTCATGCGCTGGCTAGTCTCACCGAGAACGCGACAATCAAAGCCCGCGTTGTAGGCGCAAAGGATGATTCTATAACCTTGACGCTTGAGCCATGAAAGGTGAGCGTTGAACAGACGGCGACCAGCCGCGAAGGTTGTCACGCGATGGATACCATGACGCTGACGCTTGGCATAGCCCGCAATCTTGTTGACGTAGTAGGGCTTTTCCTTGCAGATGACATCAAGGAAATTGAGATCGCCTGTGCCGAGAACCTCACCGCGACGTGTGATTGTAGTCCAGCCAAAGTCGAAGACCAGACCGTTGCGGAATGACGTTTCTGTATCCATGACGACATAGGCGTTGCGTTGAATAGACATGATTGCTCCTCGCTGTTGCATCTATCTAATATGGGGATTGTTGATCAAAATTTCAAGGGGTAATCGAAAAAAAGTTTTCAATGTTTTCAGTGGGTTGTAAAATAAAAAATCGTTTAAAATCAATGGGTTACGGCCGCGCGCCGGCCGCTGGCTAACCCCTTGATTTATAAGGAAAAAAGGGGATTAAATCCCCTTTCTCTATAGTGGTAGGTTAGCGATCAGAAACATCACGCCATAAAATGCGATCCAAAATTCCATCAGTATTCCGCCTCCCTCTCTGGCACGACCATATAGGCATCGCCGTTGGCCTCTAAAACCTGATCCTCGTATGGAGCCGCAAGACGACGATACAATTCTAGCTTGCAACATTCCAACGCGCCAATCATCGAATTGATCTTGTCATAGCGACAGCCATTTTCAAAGATAAAGTTATCGACGAAACGCGTCATGATATAGTTGAGATCACCAGCGTTGGTTGGTGTCCAATCAATGCCGAGGTTTTCCATTTCAGTGTGGATAACAGCGCGACGATCTTGTGGGATATAGGGCATTATGCAATCTCCTTTGCCTTACGAGCTTCGATTTCCTGACGCTTGCGCTGAATAGCGCGAAGCATCTTCAGTGCACGACGCATATCAGCGCCAGATGTGAATCCGCCAATGCGGATGGCTTTTTGAATTTTCTTTTCAGTCTTGGTCATGATGCAATCTCCTTCATGATCTGATCCTTCTGTGTTTCAATCCGCAGAGCCATCTCTGCGCCAATTCGCAAATCGTTAGTTGGTAGCCAATGCCAATTTGGGAAGTGCGTAAAAGCAACGTCCGAGATAGCATTAGGTGCAACCGTCTTGCAACGTCCAACGGCATAAACAGGCTTTCCAAAACCAAACGCCATGCCAATCTCAACCAACGCGCCGCGCTGTTCCTCGTTGAAGTCTTCCGCGTAGAACAGAACGAAATCGCTGTCGCGGACATCTTCGTAACAAAGCGTCCAAAGCTTGTCCTTCTGGTTCAAAACGAAATCGCTGTCGTTGTCGAGATCAATCCAACGGGCCTTGACAGGCATGTTGAGATCGTCCCGCAGAAACTGAAATTTCGTGTTATGCCAAACCTTGCCAGCGGTGTAGAATGTCTTTTTCATGTTAGTAATCTCCTTGTTCATATATATAATATGGGGATTGTTAGTCATAATTTCAAGTCCCTGAAGTAGATTAATTTTGCTTTATTCAGCCAGATAAGAAAAGTTATTTCGCCAAAAAGTCAATAAAATCAAAGGGTTAGCGGCGGGGGCCGGGGGCTGGCTAAGTCCTTGTTTTCATTAGCAAAAACCCGTTTAATTTTGAATTTTCCTGCCGTAAACCTTGACGTGATAACGTGCCAGCGACAGCACGCGATTCAGCCGCTGTTGACGCCAGAATAACATTCTAATCTTGAGCGTGGGGGAAATTGGACGAGCGCAAAGCCCCGTCAATTCAGCGATAATTTGACGCCTTGATTTTGCCATGCTTCACCTTCCTTGAGTAGTGCTTGCGAGAGCGGACAACCTGCGGGCGATGTGCCCGCAGGGTCTGCGCGATTGGGTTGCGCTTATTGCGCTTCGATGTGACGGATGAGGTCATTGATCGCTTCCTTGGTCGCGCCCATGAAGCCCATGACTGGAAACGGCGCGATGCTTTCCAGATGGTTGATCAGTTCTTTTTTGGTAGGCTCGTCAGATTTCCGAGCCGTAGCTTTTGGAGCCGCGACGTAGACGCCTTCGCGGACAAGCTTGGAGCGAACCGAGCGAACAGATTTCTCAATCTGCGCGGCAATCTCCTCGACGGTGACGCCAGCCTGATAGTCGTCGATGATGCGTGCGGTCATTTCCGCGGTGTAGTTTGGTGCCTTCATGATCAAATCTCCTGTTGTTGATCGTTTCTGTTACCTATCTAATATGGGGATTGGGGGTCTAAATTTCAAGGGGTGAGGTCAACTTTTTTTCATTTTCTTTTCCTGTAAAAACAATGAGTTATAAAATAAAAAAGTGAATAAAAACAATGGGTTAGCGGTCGCCGCCGGGGGCCTGGTAAGTGTTTGAAATCGTTGGGAAAAACGCCTTTTAAGGCATTAATCCCATAAAGGCGAAGCCACCGACAACAACATTGACAAACAGCAACGCCTTGTCATTTCGCTCTAGGGCGTGAAAGATCCAGCAAGCCGCCGCACCCAGCCCACACAAAAAAGCTAGATGCAGCGGCAACCCAAGAGAGAGCGCGGCCATCTGTGCGATGACCAGCGCGGAACCAACAAGCCCAAACATTAAGCGACCCTTTCTTGAATTTTGGTAGGACAGATAACCGCGATGCCTAGCTTGCGAAGCGATGATCTAACCGACGGAGCGTCGTCAAACATCACCTTGTTTGCCAGCTTAAATTGACGCAGATTGAACAGTGAGCCAAGCTGTTTTGCTTTCAGCTTGCCATCCGCTTCCATGTTACCAGCAGGGCGAGAGATGATCTTGTCAACGCAAAGACCGTTCTCAAACAAAAATTCAAAATCAGCCAGTGACATTGTCCGAGCCGTACAGATGACGACATAATCGCCAGCGTGAACCCGTTTGCGGATCTGATCAGCCAGTGGCAGAACCTTGTCCTCAGCGATCTTTTCAGGCGTTGCATTCTCAAACCAGTGGTCGAGATTGAGCGTGCCGTCAGCCTTGGTCGCTTGACGATGCGACGAGTCGATGACAGTGCCGTCAAGGTCGAAGATGGAAATGTTGCGGATCATGTGGAACCTCTATCGTTGTTGTAACTTATATATAGGTATTGTATATCACAATTTCAAGGGGCTGTGTAAAAAAAGTTTCGTTTAGAATCAATGAGTTGTAAAATAAAAAAGTGAATAAAATCAATGACTTACGGGCGGCGGCCGGGAGCGACCTAAGTCATTGAAAAGAAAAGATAATCGGGGATTAAAAGTCCCCGAAGATCTCTTCAAAGCTGGAGGGAGTTGCACCGTCTTCAAACACAGCATCAAACTCCGCTTCCATCTCTGCCACCATTTCAGGCGGCAGTTTGTCAAATTCAGCTTCTAATTCGAGCAGATCAAAATCGTCTTTGCGTTTAGTCATCTTATACCTCCTCACGGGCGAACAGCACGCCGAACCAGACAAAAACCATCATGCCAACCGTTGCCAGCAAACCGCCTGCCAGCGCAACCATGTTGTTGACATGCTCAATCATGCCAAGGCCAACCAGCATCAGGACAAAACCCGATACGCATTCGATGGCAAAGAAAAGCTTGATCATGACAAAACCGAGAACATTCATTTCGATATCTCCCTATCAGGTTATGTATAGAATATAAGCCTTGTTGCCTATTAAATCAAGCCCTAAAAAGAAAAAAATGCAAAATAATGCGTCAGTAATTTGACGCAATAATGTTGCGCAGGGGGCGGTTTCGAAGACATAATATTGCGCACCCCCGCTTTGCACCCCCACACGGCCTCGACCAGGGAATTTTTAAAAAACACGCTTATTTCTTGACATCCCCTAAAGGGGAGAGTATGATAGACTTAAGTTTGAATCTGTGTTGCAACAGAAACCTAAAAATTTTTTATGAGGAAAAAATGGCAGAAAAGTTTACATACGGTCCTCTAGTATACAACTACTTTGGTGAAGAGGACGATTCAGGAAATTACTGGTGGACTGGTGATCCTCCCGTTGGTTATGAAGAAGACTCAGGAGTTTTTAGAATTCCTGTGTGTGTGAATGGAAACCAGTGCTTGCCTGGAGACACCATTCTACACCCAAACTGCCATGTAGAAGAGTGGGATGAGTGTGCAGTCTTTGGACAAAAACCTTCTCTCTCATGGTGTAGAGAGTGGTTTGAAGACAATTTTTTGATAATTGATGATAAGACGCTGTGTAAGTATATTTTAAGATGGATGTGGTGGAATAAACAGAGTGACGAAGACTGGCTAACGTGGTCAGCAGGCAAAACCACACCTGAAATGATTGAAGAGTTATGGCCCGACGTAACGATATCATAGAAGCTTTTGTAGACCACCTCGGCTCGAACACTGACGTGTTGCCGGCAAATGTATCTCGTAGGTATAAGTATCTTGATGATGTAAACGACTTTCCTTATATCACTTTTGTTGCTAGACGAGAGGAACGTGACCACCGTGGAGCTGGATTTAAGATGGGCATTATTGGAGTAGATCTTCGCATCTATGTGTATGACGGTGATACAGCAGATATTGCAGATGAGTGTGAGCGATTAGCTGATCAGGTAGAATCTGCTATTGATACTTTTGCTGACACCTATCCTCAGTTTAGCGTTGAAGAGGCTCGCGTAGCAACACTACGCACCGATGACGGATTAATGGCACCTTATGGAATCGCTGATCTTCAGCTAGCTATTACCTATGATGTGGAGATAACAACATGAAAAATAACAACACAGCCGTGACTACCACTGTTGATGCACTAAACCGCAGCTTAGAGGCTCCGCCTCTAGACCCGGTGATGCTTGCGCTAGCTAATGACTACTTATCTGGCAAGGCGATAGATGAACTAGCAGATGAGTATGGCATTTCAGAAGATCGTGTTACTGCAGTGATTGAGAAGAAAGAGGTAAAGAACTATATCGATTCAGTTTTCGCCACTCAAGGATATCTCAATCGGATTAAGCGCATCAATCTCATCAATGCGGTGATTGATCAAAAAATACAAGACGCGGTGGAAACAGGTATTTACTCTAAAAAAGACCTACTCGATTGGATGAAGCATCTACAAGAGGTGGAAACTTCTTTGAAGCCAAAGCAAACAGGTCCTCAAGTTGCAGTACAGATCAACAACTATGATAAGTTGATGCGTGATTTGATGGAATGATACTTGTAGCTGGAGATTCTTATTCAGACTCTTGTTACGAAACTCGCACTTGTCATTGTGGAAACGGTGAGCCTGTTTCGTGGGTTAATCTGTTAAGTCAAGACTATGAAGTTCAATGTGTAGCACAATCAGGATCGTCAAACTATGATATTGTTTCGCAAGTTATGAGATCTTCGGGATATAAGTTGTTGATTGTCAATGTCACTTCACTTGCTAGATCAGCGCGTTGGCGTCCTTATAGAAGTAGAGAGTCAGAAGACGCATC